ATACTTAATAATAACCAATTTCAAAACGAAGAAAGGATTGGCAAGTATTTTCAAATTCTTCAATGGATGGAACAATTATGAACGAAACATACAAACACAGTTATACAGATTTGACCGTTTATAATATTATAGAGATAGATAAACATGGTGGCGAACGCTTAATTGATGATAATACGTATAAGAGCTACGTAAAGTTTTGTGAAACGAATACTCCTGAAAAAGTTTCAGGTGATAGATTTATAACAATCGTTGATGGGGAGGTGATATTGGATCCAAATAAAGACGCTATCTTGGCACAGGAACCAACCACAGCACAAAACCAAATAATCAGAGAACAACTAAGACTTGAAAATGATGTTGTGCTAAGGCATTTTGAACAGGAAGTATTGGTTAAATTAAACGTAATCGCAAAAGCGGATATGAGTTTAACCGACGAAGAATGGGAAGCTCTTTTAACTGCCAGACAAACTACCAGAGATACAATAGGAGATAACTAATGAATAGAATAGAAAGCATTACGCTTGGCAAAATAATACTCGGTATGTTGATAGCTATCATTTTACTAATATTTTTATTGTCTTGCTTCACTGACGCAACAGTATCACAAACGAAACCGGCTATTGAGAATAAATATGTAGAGAAAAAAGTGCCGGTATCTGCTGTACCTAAAACTCCAACAGGCGAATTGATATTGGTTAATGTAACTCATTTAGCAACACACCCGGTACGAGTACCATATCCACCCTATGTAAAAATAGCTATTGATAGTGTATATTATCGGGAAGAGGTGAGATAATGGATAATTATTCCGGAACCAGAATTACTACTTTAGAGGGTCATATTTCCAAACTTGACGACATAATTTTAACAGAAGAGTTTGGAGAGAAGGTTGCTATACCTGAACTGGAAATGGTAAAAACCATTTTTGAAAAAAGATTAGAATATTGGAAAGAATGGGAAAATAAAAACGTTAAACATAAGGAGATAAAATGAAACTATCGCCTAAAGAAAATACAATACTTACGATAGGTATTGTTGTTACCGCTCCTATCTGGGTACCGTATGTGGGTATAAAGAAACTTTTTCGTTTTATAAAAAGAAAGACAACAAAACAATGTAAGGATTAAAATTATGTGTAAAAGTAGAAAAGGTAAAGGAGGTAAAAAGTGAAACTAAGATTTCTAATAGGCGTAATCGTGTTGCCGATTTTATTGGCGGGATGTACTATTAGTATAAATTCACAAAAACCAGTTGTTATTCGTGATACGGTTTATGTAGAGAAGTATTGGGGCGGTGATGTAAAATTGCCGGACAGTAGCCTTCTTAGAAAAATAATCGAATCAAATAAAAGTGAAATAGAAGTTCCGAGAAGGTTCCCTTCTTATTCAATTGAACCGTTTGGTTATGCAAAGGTACCTGATTATCCCACAATTAGAAACAACTTACCGGAAGATACAATCGGAATAACAAGATCGTTTGGTATTCCACCTTTTGAGGATTATTATACTCATATGTATTTCGACACAATTGATAGCACTATTTATATGTATAATTATTACAATGAATATACTTGTAAAAAATGGAGGTATCGCTGATGCAAGATGGAACCATTAAAGAAACCGAGAATGTTAAATCTAACACAGATAATACTGTGGATGGTGAGGTTATTCAAGAAGAAATAAGGAGAGTAAATCAGACACCGTTTCCATTCCCCGATTTGCTACCATTAGATAATAAACAAAATAATAAAACTAATTTTAAGGAGGTCGAAATGACCGAACCCAATAATTACGGTGTGGAGAATATTAAAAGTCTCTATACTACACTTGCAGAAACAACATATTCAGCTATCAACGCATTAGGCGATGGCTTTCAGGTTAAAGATTTGTCTATTCTTATTCCTCTTTTGCCAGAACTATTCGGCATAGGTTCCGAAATCAATAAAGCGAAACTGGAACTTGGCGATGTAATAACGGCAGACGAAGAGCAATCTATCATCGATGCCGCAATCGGTTCAATGCCATTTGAAAATGGTTACGATAAAGAACTTGTTGGCTTGATTACCAAACAGGTTGTAGGGATACAGCAGATTTGGCACAACAGATCAATGAGGGCGGCGGAATTTAAGGCAATGGAAGCTGCGGGAAATACTGCAACAGAACCAGCAGGTGTATAATGGAAGATGCAATTGTTTTTATTAAAAGAATCAGGGAGCAAATACATTCTTTATATTTTAGCGTTAATTATCTTTCGAAAAATGACGTTATAAGTAGAATGTTAAGAGATGCGGATTTAGGCATATTGATTTCATTAGAAAGATTAAGAATGGCAAAGGGATGGCTTGGCAAACACTTAGGAGTGCTTGGTATGCCTTATCCCTATATCCTTGTCACAGAAATTTCCGACATTCCAGCTGAAACCGATGTACCAACATTAGGGCAACCGCTAAACATCACGACAGAAAAAGAGGCTCTTGCTTTATTGAATAAATTAAGATCAGAAATTTCTTCAATAATTTCGCAATTAAGAAATGATCAAGAACATTACTATGTTAACAAGGCAATGGATAATCTACAAGAAGCCTCTATGGGGCTTGGTTTAATAATTGGTGAATTAAGAAAAGATTATGTACGAAAAAAAGCAGGTGTGTAATGCCCGAAGAAGAAAAAAAAGAAAAAACACCGGAGCCTAAAACTTGGTGGAAACGATGGGAAGTTATTGGAGGCGTTGGGTTAGTAATACTCAACGCCGCCGCTAATCCCTTGGTGGCTACCATTAACCCCTATGTATATTTAGGCGCAACAACACTATTAGGGATTCTTACGGCAGTGGGACTTATAAAGGGTAAGGCTGCTGGAAATTTAGCTTTAACAAAAGAAAATTACAAAATTGGAGCGACTAAATGAATCTTCAATATATGCACATAAGCGACAGGGGAATCAAGATTGGCGAAGAAATGGAAGGCAAACGATACGTACCTTATGACGATGGATGTGGTAATATGACTGTTGGTATAGGACACCTGATACAACCGAGCGATAACTTTACATATCCCTTAACTGACGAACAGGTTTATGAAATTTATAGAAAAGATATTGGATATGCCGAGGCAAAAGTTAAAAAGAACGTAACCGTTGAAGTAACCCAAAACCAGTTCGATGTTTTAACGGATATGGCATTCAACATGAAATATTTCTCTTTCATGAACTCAAGCGTTGTCAGACTTCTCAATGAGGGCAAACCCGATGAGGCGGCTGAAAGATTATTTAGATATAACAAGGCTTTCAGTGAAAAACAACAAAAATATATTGTAATGGGTGGACTTACCAAGAGATGTAAACTGAGATATGACCTTTGGAAATCTGTTGCTTAGTTGTTAAAAAGTATTTAAATTGTAGTAATATAAGGGGAGGTAGTTATGGCTTTTGAATGGGGGAATTTATTAAAAGGATTAGGTGGCGCTACAAGCATGATTCCGGGAGCCGGAACATTGGCAGGTACGGCAATTTCTGGCGTAGGTAGTCTTTATAATGCTCTTTTTGGCACAGATGTAACAGGAAACCAGAGTTCCGAGAATGCACGAACAGGAGTAAGTGATTATCTTACAAAGATGAAAGAGTTGGGAATCGACATAACGAAACCCTTCGTATCGAGTGAGGAAAAGTTTGCTACTCCATGGGAAACAACGCAAGGAAGAATTGACCAGGGTTTCGGGAACACTTTACAGTCTCAATTTTCACAACAAGGAACAGCAGTAAATAACGCTTTAGCGCAACTCGGATTAAGTTCAGGCGTTGGTTCGTCAGGGATGAAGATGAGTTTATCGTCTATGGCTCCAATGATGGAACAAATGAATCAGGCGAATACCGGCGCTGCCATGGCTTATGCAAGACCATTAAAAACCACATATGAAGATAGGACTAATAATCTTGCGCAGATGTATGGACAGGGAATAAGTAGTGGTGGTCAGAATCAAACAACTGCTTATAGGAGTTCAGAACTTGGAGATATGGCTGATATTATAAAAGCCTTTTTAAGGGAACAGGCTGGTAAAAACCCTATAAATAAGGTTAATTATGGTGGAGCGCAGTATGCAGAGTATGATCCTGTTACCGGATTAGATTCAATGGGTAGAAGAAGAAGAGAAGGATATTAAAGGAGGTTAATATGCCATACGGAAACTGGAGTAATAGGAGTAGTGGTGCGAGTACGCCGATGGAAGCTGCTTATGGAAAATTTGGTGATGCGATAAGCGGAACAGGTATTATAAATAATTATTATGATGCAGTCGCACAATACAGAGAAGCACAGAAACAAGCATTTGCGAATATGGCTAAAGTTTTAAAGGATAACGCAGACAAGCAGTCTATGACTTCTTCGCCATCGGTTATTGCTCAACCAAGAAATATGGGTAATATAGGGAAATTAAAAGGGGATACGCCTTATGGTCCTACTCAGCCTAAAAATAATTTGCCATCTATGGTTGAAGCCGTAAAACCAATAGTGCCTGAAATATCGGGACCAATAAGACCGACAATGGAAGGTTCTGGCGGTACACAGATACAAGATGTTCCGATGGGAAATTACTATAACGATCAGTTACAGGGCTTTGCCGGAACCAAAAAGGGAATGGCTGACTTTATGAATCAACTTATGGATGTTGAAGCAAATCAAGGTACTCGAATGGATATGACTGGTAATTTCGCAATGCAGGATGCAAACGATATTAGAAGAACAAACCCGACAGGCATACCTTCAATGCAAAACCTACTTGCTATGCCGGAAGAAATAAATAAACAAAGGATTAACTTACAAAATGAAGCCTTGTCAAAGGAGGAATTATTTAACTCTCAAAGAGCAGAGCAGACTATAGCTGAACTAATAGCAAAATATCCACAAGCACACGCAGCATTACAGGACGGAACATTAACTATAGATGCAAATGGAGCCTTCAAATATAATAACGAAAAGTCTAAAGGCGTTTCAGACGATGCAAGGAATCAGATAGCATCATTTATTGGTGAAACCGGAACACTTGGCAAATATTATACTGCTCCAATTGATAAGGGTGGTCAAGGGTTTAAGAGACAGTATGGTCAGGTTTACGCTCCAAATGCTATGCCAAGAGAAAGTTCGAGAAAACCGCCCGACATTAAAGAAGATACTTTCGGTAGAGTTGACCCCGATGGGCTGTTCACGCCTACGATCAGAGTTAGGCACAAAGAGGATAATGCTTCTATGGTCCAACCGGAAGAGACTATTCCTTATGTTCAAAAGGGTTATGGTGGAACTAATCCAGAGAAACCATGGGTATTATTTAAGCCGGACGAAGATAGAAGTGGCAATCCTATACCCAACAGATTTGCTGAATATCACTTGAAGAATGGCACGTATCAAAAAGTAAAACAAAATTTATTACGAAATACTGTTGATCAGACACTGAAAAATGAGCAGCAAAGGGGAACTCCAACCTATCATTGGCAAGACGATAGCAGACCAATTGACTTAACCAATAAGTGGGTTTCAACGCAGGAGTTAGAGGATGCTTTGGCTTGGGGCGCAACCACTCCAGATAATAAGTATAACGCAAAAATTACTCGCGGCTCTATGCACAACTCTGCAAACATCGATAAAAAAACTGATGAAATAAGGATGAATAAGAGAGCAGAAATTGAAGGTCAAACGAAATAGTTGGAGATAAGATATGGCGAAAATAATTGGAAGTTATCAGTATCACAATATTCCAACAACCGGATATATACCGCAAGAAAGCGAAGAAGAGAAGTTAAAGCGACTTGGCGGTTACTTCAACAACCTTAGACAGAATGCAGGGAACTTACAAGCAACAGCGGATTATGCCGGAAGAATGGCTAATGATAGAATGAAGTTAATAGAATCTATTGACGATCCAACTCCACAAGAAGTAGAGCAGGAACATCCGCTACAATCGTTTTCAAATTATCTCCCTACTAATCCTCTTTTTATACAGAATATTTCCAATGCAGTAGGCTCGTGGTTCGGACAAAAGCCTGAACATCCGGTATGGAATGCGAACTATGGCGATATGTTCTTAGATTCCAAAATTAAGAAATTGAATGAAGCCGAACAGTATAAGAATTTGGCAAGCACAAAACTGGAAAATAGAACACCGGAACAGATGGATCAACTTAGTCAATACGTTCAAACCGAATTAAAGAAAGGCAACTATAAAACCGCTAAGACTATCCTTCAATCAATGCCGGAAAACTATGAAAAACTTTCACCCGACAAAAAGGTTGAAGTCCTTAGCAACTCAACCGATGCTGAACAAAAATATCTTAAGTGGAAAACCAAGCAAACAGAAAAGATTAAGAAGGGTCAAGAGGAAAGGCAGAAGAAACAGAACTTCGCAACCAACGCATCAGAAGCCGTACAAGGCGATGATTGGTTCAGTAATATGAAAAGAGATGTGCTTGGTAGTGTTGGGAACATAATTCAATCGACCTATGAGCCTATAGAACAGTCTGTTGAGAAGATAAACAAGGCAATTGAGACTCCAGATAAGAATGTAGGCGATAGTATAAAGAACATAACAAATGTTTTAGGTGGGTTGCTTGATTTAGGATTCTCTGTCGGGATGGGCGCTACCGGTTTTAACGAGGTCATAGGCGCCGCAAAAGGTTCTATGGTGGAGAATCAGTTCAATCTAATAAATAACGCTGCCATGCAGATTCTAAACCTACCAGGAAGCGCCGCAGTAGAGGTATCGAAGAAATTAGGCGTAACCGATCCGGAACTTTTACAGTCAATTTCCAGTGTAGCCAATGGCGCTACCTTAATGGCTATACCCGCATTTAAGCAGAAATATACCAGCGAGTTAACGAAGGGAATGGGAGAGATGATCAAGGAAGGCAAACTCCGAAAGGACAACTCCCTTGCCGAAGATGCCAGACTTGCCATAAACGCTAAAGAGGGCGTTGAAATTCCCAATAAAGAAGCCTTGCCGATTGGAGTCGAGGTAGTTAAAGACATTGCCAGTCAAAAAGATGTTCCCGAACCATTACCAACAAATCCGAACGAATTACAGCAGGCGTATGATTTAGCTAAGAGGAAAACCGAAGTATTCACTTCAAGTGAAGCATTAAGTAAACCCGAAGAATACGCTAAATTACAAGAGGAATGGAAAGCATCGGGCAAGACTAAGGCCGACTTCGCAAGAGAACTAATGGCTAAAGAAGATGAGTTAGCTAAGCAGGTAGAGAGTATGCCAAAGCAAGAAATTGTTGCGGAAGAACAGATAAAGCCAGTCGAGGAACAGAAACCAGTTAAAGAAGAAGCGGGAGATGTTGGCGCTATCGATGAAGATGTTCCACCGATGCCAGAACAACCCAAATCTTTACCCGAACAGAAGAAGATTGAGGAGCCACCACCGGAGGATATGTCAAATCCTTACGATGATTACGAGCCTACGCCAACCGAGAAGCAAAGGATTGATGCTGCAAAGGAAAGTCCAAATTTCTCGATGCCACTTGAATCACTCAAAGACGAAGCTGTAAAACAGTTCGGTGAACCTACAATGGTGAAGGTGGCAGATATAAATGTTCATCCAAAGATGCAATTTAAAGGTCAAGCCGGAGAGGGTGGAGTTACAGCGGAAGGCAGAATATCATCAAATGAATACGATCCCAAGAAAGCCGGAACTTACTTGTTATGGAAAGATCCCGAATCAGGGAAGACTTATGTAGTTGATGGACACCATAGACTTGACTTTGCAAAAGAGAAAGGAACTGAATCTGTTCCTGCTTATTTTTCAGATGCCAGCACTTTGTCCGAAGCAAGAGCAGAGGGCGCACTAAACAATATGGCGAATGGCAAAGGTAATGCTATCGATGTAGCAAGATTTATGAAGGAATACGCTTTCTCGCTTGATGATTTACAGGGAAGAGGAATAGTTCCTAAAGCCGGTAGCACAGGTAGGAAAGGAGCAGACTTAGCATCACTCAATAGCGATCTATTAGATAGGGTTGAAAAGTCAACTGTTTACGATAAAAGCCAAGAAATCATCAGTCCGGAAATGTTGCCTGAAAAGTATGGAGCAATTATAGGAAAAGAAGCTCCAATACCACTTGAACTTGCAAGGAAACACGCCGAAAGATCAATGACAGAGGTAGAAGTCGCGGAGTATGAAAGACTATCAAATATCCAAAAGTCAGCTTATGACTATTTGAAAACAAATCCAGATACAACCCCTACGGTTTTATCCGAGATTATAAAAGAGAAGATGGGAGATAAGTCGGTCCAAGCTGAAATGAAACAGGAAAGCATGTTTGGTGAAACCGCTTTAAGTTTTGAGAAAGAACGTGCTGAGCTAAGGGCAGACTTTGAGAAGCAGATGGCATCAGATATGAACCTTGCCGCTACCGCTAAGAGTAAAAGAAAAGCATCAGGACTTGAAGAAAAAGGAATGGGAGAATTGAATACTGCAAAAGGACAGGCAGAGTTTGACCGGATATCAAGAGAGCAAGAGCTATGGAATGGTTTAAAATATAACGAGTTATCAAAAGTAACCAACAAATATGCTAAAGAATTAAGTGAGACTAAAAATGCAACAGAACGAAAAGCAGTCAGGGAAAGATACAATGCCGAAGTCGAAGCAACAATACAATCCTTTAACAAAGGAACAGAAAGACAGGGTATGTCTGTCAGTGAAGCGGATGCAGGTACGAGCCTATTCGGAGAACCACCAACGGCAGAAAAGCCAGTAAGGGTTCCCAAAGAAATACCTTTGGAGAAAGTCAGCACTAAGACTATCGAAGAAGGTCATAAGTTCTTTGATGTTGATGGTCATATCTGGGAAGTTTCCAAGACTACCCCGAATGGCGACATTATAGCCAAAGATGGTTACGATAAATTAGGAAACCAAAAAGTTCAGAAGTTCAGCGGAGATATTGAGCTTAGGGGTTTAAATTCTAAGGAAACCGCTTATCAAGGTGGTTTGGCAATGGATGAAGCTACACAAAAATCGATTAACATAATGAATGACTTAGAAGGCAAGCCGGTTCAAAAGATTGATCCACTTGATCCAAAAACACAGAAGATTTATAAAGATAATCTTGAGGAGTTCAAAACAGATCCGATAGGTAAAAGATTCTTACAGAAATTTGTTAACTTTAAGCACTATGCTTCTAAAAAATTTCCAATGTTGGATTATAACGATCCAAGACAAGCATTTGCAGGTTCTTGGGCGAGGACATATGAAGGATTGAAAAACATGGCATTTGCAAAAGCCGATGGCGCATTATACTATATTCAAAAACCTCTATCAAAAGTTAAAGGTGGGGTAGAATCCTTTTCGATGAGAGCATATTATAAAACATTGAAGAATGATTTTGACAACGGATTATATACCAACAAAGAAACCGGCGAGATATTACCTTTACCCGATGGACTAGATATAAACTTTATCAATAGAGAGGTTGCTAAACTTGACAAACAATTTGTGGATAATAAATATTTAAAAGCTGCCGATGATATTTATAAACTTCATTGGGACGATATTCTTTTCAAGGGAATTGAGGAGGGTGCGATACCAAAAGAATGGCTAAAAAACAAGGATTCATATTTCCATAAACAAATATTGGAATATTTTCCAAGAGAGGATATTTTGAATGGTGATTTATGGAGAGACCAAAGCAATCTGAATTTCAAAAGGCAAGGTTCGGATAAGTCGTTCAGCACAAATTGGTTCGTATCGCAAGGTATGGTGATGAATCATATTGCAAGAAAAACTCTTGAGATGAGGCAGTTTAAAGAAGGAATGAAAGAGTTTGATATTCGTCCGGAACTTATAGCAAAGGCTAAAACAGAGGGCAAAGATAAGATTGAGATACCTGAAAACTACGTAAAGTTTAAGATTAAACCCGAATCAACTTTTAAGGCAGTATCCAGTTTGACCGAAGATTATATGAACCACGTCCTTGGAATTGATAATACTAAAATAGGCGGCAAAGAATTTATTATTCATAAGAATATAGCAAAACTCTTAAATGAAGCGGTTTATCATGACAAAGATATCCTTAATACAGCTTTTCGTTCGCTCGATAAGGCATGGAAAATAAATACTTTGTTTAATCCTTTCAGATTTGCTAAATATGAATTACGAAACGCTTGGTCGGATAACTCTAGAATATTCGGAACATATCCCGGTATATTTACAAAGTTCAAAGAAGCATGGAAAGAGACGGCAGATTTTGATAAGAATAAAGTAATGTCGGAGGATGTAAATCAAGCTGTTGAGCGAAGCGTATTAAAGTCCGGAGTAAATTCAAAAGAGTTTATGGACGCAATGAAATCGGTAAGCGATAAAGATTTAACTCAAATGTTTAATCCGATAAAACCGAAAACATGGAATTTGCCCGGTAAATATTTGAAGAAGGCTGTTGAATTAAATGATTTTAGAGAAAACTTTACAAGACTTGCGGCATTTAAATATTTTAAAGAAAGACTATTGAAAAATCCGGATAAACCACTTTATGGAGCAAGTAATAAAAAAGTTATTGATTCTATAAAAGACCCAATCGATAAAGCGGCTCAACTAGCAAGAGATTTAATGATAGATTACGGTAATTCAACGGCATTAGCGAATAGGGTTGGTCGTGGAGTTGCGCCTTTTTACAGATGGATAGAAGGCAATCCAAAGAATATTGTAAACCAGATTAAAAATATTCCATTTGAGGATGGTAGTATATTTAAAAATGCCGGTAAATTCGGTATAAGAGGAACCACGATAGTTGGAGCAAAGGTAATAAAGTATACTCTTTTATCTCAGGCTGCGTATGGGCTGGTTCAACTTTATAATAGAACCTTATTCCCAGAAGCATCTAAAAAATTAACAGCATCTCAGGCACGTTCCGGAGATATGATAATAAACGTAGATAGCGATGGTAACGTAATGACATTACCTCTTGAATCTTATTTCAATGACTTTCTGGGTTGGGTAGGCGCTGATGATTATTTAAACGATGCAGTAGATTTAATCGCAGGCAGAAAGTCTTTTAAAGATATCCGAAAAGAATCAACTCAAGCTCCTCTCAATAAACTTGTACAATCTATTCTACCATTACCAAAAATACTTTACGAATATGGTTCAGGGAAATCACATTATAACGTTTTTAATCCAACACCATTAACAGACAGGAAAATTTATCTTGCAAGAGCAGCGCAGGCAGAACCATTATATCGGATGGTTAAGAATATGGCAGGAGAAAGGTTGCCAGAAAGAGATGCGGAAGTGATTTTTTCTGGATATAAAATTCCGGATAAAACAATTGGATTCTTATACAATACAGTCGCAGGTTCTATATTAAATAAAACAAATCTTGATGAACTTGCATATAATATCATCAGAGCAAAAACATACCAGTATCAACAGGAAGTAAAGGGTAAAGAAACGCCTTCAAGTGTTAAAAATGAATCAGGTGAAGCGTTGTTTTATTACAAAACCGCTATAAAATATGGCGATAAAGAAGCAAAAGAATATTTTAAAAATGAATATATCAAAATTAAGAAAGCCGAAGGTAAAACTTTGCAGCAAATAAACCAAGGCTTGAGAAGCACAGTCCAGAATTACGAACCACTTCATGCCGTAAACAAAGTCAACAGATATGACTTTGAGAATAATTATTTATCTATGTACGAAAGAGAAGTATTAAAAACTGCACAGGAATATTACCGAAAAACCTACCTTGAAACTGCTAACAGATAAAAGAAAGCCTACTTGGTCAAAAACTAAGTAGGCTTTTTTCTTACTCATTGGAGGTGAGTTATAAAAGATCGTCCATAGAAATACCATCTCCGTTATTCATCCACGAAATGATTGACTCCAAACGACGAGTACTCATGTTATAGAAATATATTTCTCCTGGGGAATACTCTTTTGACATCATCCCATAACACCATACTTCAAGCATTGATAAATGTTTAATACAATACTTAGTTCCATCTGTCGGCGATAGAGAGTTCAAATGATCCGCTATCTGCTGGAGCTTTCGGAGTGCACGTTCTTTTTTGGTCAACATTAACGCCCATCTCGTCCGACCATTACTTGGCTCGCAATAAACTAAATAGTCTGATTCGTGATATGGATTTGGTTTCCAATCTTCGATTATCTCGAAAACTTTATCGTTTAACCTAATAACATCGGGTGTAAGCAGTACGCCGTTAATTGCAATCAGATTGTCAGGATTTAATTTTTCTCCCTCATAAATACCAGGTGTAAATTTTTTGAGTTTTGCTGAAAAATCGTGTAAATACAAAAATTCTTCTTTTACTCTTACTTTCATTTTGTTCTCCTTTTGTTGTTTGTGATTACTAAATTTCTGATATAGTTTATCAAAATCTTCATAGATTTTTTTCTTATCTATTTGTTCAGGAATATCATCTGTTGTAGGAACCCCTAGCGCTTTTAATACTGCTGATTCGTAAATCATAGCTAAATCTTCTCTGCCAATCGACCTATATCGTTCAGCTAAAGTAAGATAGTCTCCCATAAAATCAGGTAATTCAGGATATAATTTACGTAAAGGCTCTGTCGCAGGTAAATTCTCGAAAATGTAACGTAAATTATGTATTAAATTATTGTTTTTCCATTTTAACGTGTCTAATTCAGCGTCAAGTCTTTCCCTTTCTCTTTCCTCTTTTTTAATTATTTTGCAAAACTTCTCTTCAAGGTCTTTTAAGGTAAAAAAGTCTTTTATTCCTTTTATCATTTTAAATCCTCCTTTAGTTTTTTAATAGTTTCTTTTGACTTCTTTATATCTTCTTCCATTTCCTCCTTTGTCTTAACATTAAAATACTTTCTTCTTGCTTCTTTACTCATCGCATTAAATTGTTCAACATCACAATTTGGTTCGTAAGGACATTTAGTACGAGATTCGGAATATGATTGATACTTAAAAATATTTTGGTTCCAATAGACAACGATGCGAACAGGTTTTTGATAACTGGTAGAGTTCTTGTTAAAGGCTTCATTTTTTTCTGTGTTCTCTTTCCTGTTTTTATGAGCAATCAATTGCGGATATTTTTCGAGCAGAGAATCCATGCTCCAAATTACCGGCATAAACTTATCTTTAATATTCTCTTTATCTTGACTATACCTAATAGCCCATTCAACCTGTTCCCAATCGCTCGTTAATTCAAACAATTTAATTAATTGTTTTGCACCGGTTGCAATATTTATTGGTTTCACTGGTTTACGGTTTTTACAGAAAAGTTCAGCAAATAAATTAGAAAGTCTAATGGCTTCATCTGGAATATCTGCAATTTTAATTATTCTTCTTTTCGTGCTACTAAATAAATCCTTTTGTTTTACCTTACTCCTTTGTTGAATTACATGAGCCATGCAATCGATTATGTCAAACTCCGAATATCCTTTCGTGGTTTCGAGTGATACAATTACCGTTTCTATGTCGGCAATCAGGTCGTTACGTATCATTGAAATAATCTCTCCTGTGATTTAATCTCTTGCCATAGTTTATTTGCATCATCTACATACTCTTTCTTGCCATCATTGCCTATGAAATTCCTGCCAAGTTCGTATGATCTGAAAAGCGTTGTTCCAGTTCCACAGAAGGGATCGCAAATTATACCATTTTTCGGGCAACCGGCAATTATTGGTTTGTCAATTAAATCTGAATTGAAAGTTGCATAATGTTTTGTTGGATTTGGTTTTGTTGGTATATCCCAAAAATCTGAAATATCACCGGGGTTTTTACCGTTCGGATTACCCTCTGTAGATTTATTACCAGATTTATTTATTCCAACATGTTTATCAAATTTTCTGCCTTTGAAATTAGCAGAGGATCCGCCTTCTTGCCCCGTAAAAGTATAATTATACCTTTTTAGACTGCTGTTTTTATGTTTTTCTCTAATTGAATCTAAATCAAAATAATATCTCTCTTGCTTTGCAAAGAAAAAGAAAAACTCGTGTTTCTTTGCAAATCTATCGGTTACACTTTCTGGCATCCCATTTCTTTTAGCCCAAATTATATCATTGCGTAAGATTAAATCAAGTTCATCAATACATCGGATTGCAAAGCGGTGAGGGATAAGCAGTAAGCACTTTGAAGGCATATCTTTTACCTTATGCGGCGAAAAATGTCCGAACGCTTTCGCTTGTTTATGTTGATTACCTTGACCGCCGGAGTTTGAATAGGTATCACCTAAATTTATCCATATAGTTCCTTCGGGTTTCAATGCACGTTTGACCTCAATCATAAACTCTATCAAATGATCTAAGTATTGTTGATACGTAGGCTCTAATCCCCATTGTCCTGACCAGCCATAATCTCGTAACTGCCTTACCAATACGGTGGACTTGTGATTATCGAATCCAGACATTCATCTGGAATGGTTTTGAGAAACTGAATAGCATCTCCACACTCCACCGTATTTAATCTTTCATTTAAATTATTCAATTATAAATTCCTTTTTTATATTTTTATTTTACAAACCACACTAAGTAAGCGCAACTAACTAAGAATCCAAGTATCGCAAAGAAGTAGAAATTAGTTCTGGTAGATTTTATTCCTAATTTATTGAGTAACCAGAATACACTCCAGTTATCCATCCAAGGCAAATCTTTATCTATCGCAACTTTTAGGATAGAATAATATAGTAAGTCAGCTACACCAAACCACCAAGATATTAGACAGGCTATGGAAATATGGTAATTGATAAATACAAACTGCGACATCGTATACCACATAAAGAAGTTCTGCAAAATCCTATAAGGATAAAGGAATATCTCAAGAGTAGTTTTTATTATTCTACCTTCAACGATGATAGCTTCAAGAAACCATAATTTATTAGTCCATACCCCAAGACCATAACCAACAGAATCAAATATGGCGAACAATATGAGCCATGAACAGAAAGACCATAGACAAAACAACAATATCTGATTCATATAAAAGAAAACGAAACTTGCGGAATAAGTAATTGCAAATACAATAAAATATTCTGTTATATTAGTTTTCTCTACAAAGTTTGAATAAAATTCTTTGGTTGTCATTTTTTCTCCTTTAATTATTTCTAACACTTTTTGATTGTTTTCTATGTAATCTTTGAGCGGCGCTACCACCCTTACGATTTCCCGACATGTGTGAATCATACAGACTATCCGCTAAATATTTTGTCATTATATTTTCAGGATCGCTTGCCTCTATTATCTCTGCATGGCAATCAAGCCTACTAACATCTTCACCCCAAATTTCATTGTTACGTTCAATTGATTCGGCATCTTCTTGATTGTGTTTTCTAAATCGAATACTCATCTATAATCCTCCCATTTAACTGATTTAAATATCGCCTTATGATTTACCCATCTTGCAAATCTATTTAATTCTGGATTTATAGTAGAATTTTTATAATCTCTATACGGTTGAGCAAAAGGATCAAGTTTTAGTTTCCTTAAAAATTCAACACGTTCTAAGGCATCTAGAATATCTTTGACTAAAAGATAAATGAAATAATTAGATGGTGTTGTTTTATACTTTCTTAATAATAAAGTTGCTTTTTCAATGTATTGCATTTGTGATTTTGTATCACATGCCATTCTTAGGGGCTTTAGCCATTTCACCCGACTTAATAATTTAGCAATATCTTCATTGTTTGCAATGATCCTTGAATCCAATCCTTGATTAAAATCAACCTTAATTTTTAAATCAATAATTTTTTCAATTTGATTCAATCCATAATCACTTGCCAGAACATTGTTGTCCATCAAAACGACGGATTTTCTTCCATCTAAAAAACTTTCAATATCAGCGTATGGTTTTATATCCCCTTCTTTTTTAGGAACTACACACCAACTACATTTATTCGGACATCCTCTTGTTACAAATCCAAGTGCGGATTTAAATGAAGGATATAAAGAGTAGTCAGGACAAATAGCATCTGTTTTTGGTGAAAGATTTTGAGTTATATCGTAACCAGTTCCACCAGAAATAATTTGGTTGCTATTTATTACAAAATTTTCATCAGGTGTAAATGTAAAAACTTTACTTTTATAAACTACATCGTAATTTGATAAAGAATTGAACCATTCAACCGAATCATTTTTTCTTTTATGAAAAGCAGATATTTTCATTAAAGCTAAGTTTGGGAAATGGTGTCCATCTACATTTATAAGTCCAATTTTCATTAACATAAGCCTCCTTTTGTCCTTTCACAGAAACTTGCGATAAGAAAAGCATCACTACGATTATGGTTACTCCCAATAAGTGTTTCTGCCGAAGAAGCATAAGCACTAAACCATCCCTCATAACACCAATAGTTAATTTTTTTAGCAGTTGTTTTTGAGTTAAACTTTGTACTTTTGCCATACTGCTTATCAACACAATATCTTTGCCATGTTTTAGGCAGGACTAACGCAGTAGGAATATCATAAGAGGCTAAAATCCCCTGCCATTGTCCGAAGTTCACCATTAGTTTATCGCCATTTTGTCTGCTCCAAGGCTCTATTGTGTGAACATTTTCAAGATAAGCGAATATATCGTGTGTTTTATTATATTTTTGATGAATTTGTTTGATAAGGATGGACATATCTTTAACATTTTTAGGGCAATCCCAAAACCTTGCGGTTTCGTTGGTAATCGGTACAATTGCTCCGGTAATTCCGGGGTCAATACCGATATATAATTTTTGTGGTTTACTCATTGGGCATTTCTCCATTCCAATTATAGTGAATACATGCGTATAGTTTTTTTCCTAATTTATGAAACTTCCAAAAGATTGGACGCTTTAATTTTTGTTTATCCGGCTCGGTGTATTTTGAGAATATACACTCTGCCCGATTCCTGCAATTCTTTATTTTACATTCATATTTTTCTAACTTCGCTTCAAGTGAAGCATCAAACTCGTTACACCTACAGGCTACTTTGCTCTGTCTTGCAGGCTTATCATGGTCATATATTATAACATTATAAACAAAGCCATGCTCTTTGCATATTTCTATTAAATTATTTTCTCTAATTTTCATTTTGCTCCTATTCAATAATTGAGGGGTAGCGGTTTAAACTATCCCTGCCGAAGATTTCATACTAACTTAAAATAAGACTTTTTAGAGGTGGTCAATTGTTCATAGGCGATGTCCTCCATATCTTAAATTGATAAAGTTATTTTCGCTACCATGTTCAAGCGTAACGGTCGTAACCGTCTGCCGCCCTCCAAAGTGCATATTAAGGCAATAATCAATGTTATCTATAATGTAAGAAGTTACGGGAGGTTTTTTTCCGGATAAAAATTCGGAAAATGTAATTGGTTCATTTATTACAATTCCGTTTTCCAGTGCCATTCTTGAAGCTCCCTCGCACATTGCTTTCGTAGCGCAAACAATGGTTTGATTGTTGCACGAAGCTAAAATTATTAGTTGGGTTGTTTTACCGCATCCTCTTGGTCCAAGAATAATATTCATTATACCTCCTCTTCGAGTATTGGAAGTGTATGATTCTCGGCATTTAAAATGTGGAAAAGTAGCTCCGAAATAGTTTCTTCGTTATACGAATTATCAATAACCCTAACGTTAATCCGATATTCTCTGTTGACGTTGCTAAACCTGGCTACAATCTGAATATTTACGTCCATATAATATGATTTCATTTCTTTCCCTTTTAGTTAGTTATTATTTTATTGTTCAGCATCTTTTTTGTTCTAAGAAGCTGCTTGCCATCTTCCATGACAATCTCCAGGTTTTTCCGGCATTCCTGTAGTTTTGTTAAGCAATATTGTTCGGCTTTCAGTAGTTCTTCCTCATAGTGCTTATTCCCTGCGAGTAGCCTATCGATATTTTGAGCATTTGGTTCTTCGTGAATATAGTTTTGGTTAAGTTTTATTTCAGCCATTAGCTTTCTCCTTCTCAAATAAATACATTATACCGCCTGCTTTTATAAAAAATACATGTTCCCCTTTCAGTTTACTCCTAAAGTACTCAATCATTTTATTAACTTCAATAGATTCTTTATGCCTATAAGTCAATCCCAGAATTTCATAGATTTCTTTTCTTGGGATTATCTTATGAGCAAAATATAAGGGGGTAATATTTTTTGAATTAGCTAGTATTTCGCCTAATTCTTGAACCTGAATTCCTCTACCCCTGCTACTTCTGGTATATTTAAAGTTCTTCATCACATCTCCTTTATTTTTTGTATTAAAGCGTTTTTACCATTCGGTGAACTATCAAAATAGAAATAATTACTTTCTATCCATTCTAACAACTTTTCTTTCCAGTCATAGTCTGGAAGAGGACAGTGATCATAACAACATTCTTTCCCTGATTTTCCACATTCTGCATCGTTGTCAACAAGATTATTTGATATGTAATGCGGACAATCAGGGTAATAATCAAAAGAAATAACAGTTTCAAAAACAAATCTTTTCCCACAATGATCACACTCCATTTCGTGTTTTACGCCTTCATCGTAACCAAAGCCATCATCATGGTTAACATATAATTCTTTTTCACAATAAGGACATTCTAAGTCTGCCATATTATTCTCCTTTGTTGGTTGGCTTCGGTGGTCTTGGAACATAATACTCAATACCCCTACAATCAGAAAAATTCAACATTGGATGAGCACAATTATCAACACAATGTTCCGCATAATCGCAACAATCGATTCTATTGCATTTTGGGCAATCTCTAATGACTGGCTTTTCTTTTTCTACCAACCCATTTTCTTCTAACCAGTTACGGACAACAGGAATAAGACCTTTGCTACCTATTTGTCCATATTGAGCGGTGATTACCGTTATCAACATCCATATCTTTTCATCTGTTATCATAATCCTTTTCTCCTTTAATAAATAGCCCTGGCAGGTGATTCTCCTGCATGATAGAACCCTCTATACACCACTACGCTTCATCATGTAGCTTATTATCTATCTTTTCCTCCTTAGCGTCTAATATGTTCCGCCACAGGGCTATGTTGGTTAAATCACCAAGTTTGCATCGTATCTGGGGATAGTCACTTTAACGGGATTTTCTGATTTTTTACTGTTAGAACTTTCCCCACATTCTTTACACGTTTGGTTTGGTATCACATTTTTATAATAGTTTTCATCGTCATAACAGGAGTCATTTTTTAATATAAAACCACAGTGTTCACATTTTAAATCTGCCGAAAAATCTCTTCTATTCCAATTATAAGTTTTGATTATTACCATCTTTCTTTCTCCTTATTAAGTTTTATAGTTTAAAATAATCAACCCACTTTATAGCGCCAACTATGCAAATTGCAATTATCGCTACGATACATAAAGTCGCAAGTGAAAGTTCCAGCACGTTACACATTATTTAATCTCCTTTTGGTTTATAATAATCACAATCAATTCTTTCAATTCTGTAGCCATTTTGCATAGCAAGATAACTTGGTTGAAACCATGCGGCACAATTATGTTCTTCCGTTATATCGTGTTTGCTACAATCATATTTACAGCATTTCCAATCTACCTGCACTTCTATTTCCATAATACTTCTCCTTATTAAGTTTGCGGAAACGCTTTGCGGAGAGGGATTCACACCCTTACATACCTTTTTCTCTTTCGAGTTTTATCATCTGGCACTCCGCAAAATAATTATTAATTTTTCGGGGTTGCTTCCTCGTTTGCTAAATTTATAACATCTAAACAACTTTGCAATAATGCAGTATCAAGAATCTCTCCTAGTCGAACCAAAGAGTCAACTTTATTGTCGTTTAGGATTTGAGCTAATTTTGCTTTACCGGCAGAAGTTTTTCTGTTTTCATCTTTTATCTGTCTTAAGATTGACTGTTTAAGTTGTTTTTCTGATTCTAACGCTTGATCATACTGCTCTTGCTGATTTGGCTGTTTTTCTTCTTTGGCTGGTTCGATGGGTTCTTCCGCTTTTTTGGGTTCGGTTTTTGGTTTTTCTTCGGGTTTTTGTTCAGACTTTGGATCATCAACTACAATTCCCTGGACTTCTTCGAGTTTGGCAAGGTCAACATCACCAGATTGGTCTTGTAAGAAGTCGCCAAGTTCAATTTTGTGTTCATCCAAGGCGGCATATTTCATTTCAATTGAATATGGCATTTCACCCTTATTAAATAGGCTACGAAGTGCTGTTTTCATAGCCATCTTGTCATAGTCGCCTTGATGCTTGCTTGACCAAGGTGAATATTCTGAACTGGATGCAGGGCTTCTCATTCTGATAGCTTCTATCTGCTCCCTGTTTAGGACTTCAAATACTTTACCGCCATTGGTCAGTGTAACGATAGCGTAGGCATGTGTTAGTTTCCCTGAACCCTTGATATTTTTGTGTTCCAAAATTGGATTCAACCCTTCCTCATGTATAAGGGTTTCGCCCTCATATACCGCCCTTGTGTACACGGTTTGCACTTTTGGATGTCGGTACGCAAGGTCATTCATGCCTTTGTAGCCGAGTTGAAATTCCGCAACTCCTTTCCGGGGAATAAGATAACAGTGTCCAAGCGTTGTGTTGAGTTCAAAACCCATAATTGATGCTTGTATTACTCCACCTATAACTGACTGTACCGTGCAATTTGCTAATCCCGGATTATGGCTGAGGGTATGAACCGCTAACCCGATAAGTTTTTCGGTGTTAAGGTGTTTCGGAATTACTTGCGCTATTGCACCTTTGTACATTTCAAGTAACTTTTGCATTTCATTTGATTTTATGCCTGCGAAGGTTTTAGGTGGCGGATTCTCCGGGTTGCCTACAAGTTTAGTTGTTAGTTTTTCTGTTTGTTTGCTCATTTTATTCTCCTTTTATTATATTTGTAATTCTGTCAAACATAATTTGTAATTTTTCTGATTTTTCTTTGTAATATACTACATCTTCAACCAGTCTGTCGTGCTTGGCTCGCAATTCAACGCATGTTTTAGCATCTTTTAATTGTAGCTCTACCACGATCTTGTTATCGTATTTCAAAGCCCTGAGGGCTTCTTGGAGTTTTATTATATTTTCAATATCCTGCAAATGTTCTCTGCGACGTGCATCTAATTGCATCCTAAGATTATTTTTTGATTCTAACATATCACTTACCTCGAATAAAATAAATTAAATCCCAAATTCTATGATAAAAGGTTTTCCTATAAACCTCTTTTTCGAGATCATGCAAAGCATACTCTTGTTTTTCATCGTCAAACTTCATCCAGAATACAGAGACTATTTCTCCAATCGTTGTTGTAGCTCCTAGAAAATCGGTTTCGCTTTCTGTTACCTTAAAGCATTGGCAAATAAAAGGATTTTGTTTGTTCGGACCGTTCCACCAAGGCAAGTCTCTATAAACCACAAAATTTTCTCCTACGCTAGGCACAAAACCTTTTTCCCAGTAACACCAAGTATATTCACACAAATTTCCTCTTTGTTTGTACCACCCACAAATTGATACGGTTGCTTTTGCGTCAAATTGTTTGTTTACATATTCAAAAAAGAGGGTTCTATGCGCTTCGCTCGTGTTTGCACTTTCTTTCAAGGCATTTAACAACCTTACGTCGTTTGTCTGCGCTATTATTCCACTGCGTTTATCTTTATATTCTAATTTGTACATATCACATCTTCCCTCCTTTTGGCAGCAATAGTCGATTACCGGGAACAGTAATTTTACATGCCTCATAAGCATCGGGATAAAGATTCTCCAGAGCGGATTTATCGATGCCTTCATGGCTCTTCTGTTGTTTCCACGTAAAAATAACTTTGTTTTGATAGGTGGCAATCTCTTTGTCTAGCAAAATCAACTTAAGCGCTGTAGATAATTTTTTTTCTTTTTCTTCTGATTCTTTAATGACCGCCTTAACGTCTAGTAAATACCGGCTTAACCTGTAGGCGTCTTCGGTTACTTCTAATACTTCACCCTGTTTAATTTCAGGATATAATTTCTTTATATCAGACTCACTCATAGGTTCGGGAGGTATGCGTTTTAAGACATTGTTGGTCCAGAAATTGGCTAATATTTTATTTTTTTCTGCAATCAATTTTGGATCGGGTTCGACAGGTATTAGCCTAAAATCCCATCCATCCACCAGAACGGCTACAACAGCCCATGCCCATCCGGTTACATCAAGCTGATGTTGAACTTGCATCATAACATAATCAGAAAGCGGATCCCACGACTTAAAATATAATGATGTAGTATTTTTACACTCCAAAATCCCCGGTGTCATTTCGTCTTGCATGACAATCATTCTGTCAAGCGATACAAAAAGATAAGGAATTGTTTTGTGCCAGATTATATCGTTTCTTCGCTGAACTTTCCTATTGTTTTCTTCCGCATACCATTTTGCAATAGTAGCTTCCATTCGTTTACCGGCTTTCATCTTAGGATTTTCCTCAATCTCAACTGGATTCTCTGCAATTTTCTGTTCATAAACATCAAGAGCAGTTGAAAATTCGTTCAGCCCAAGTATAGCTGCCACATCAGAACCGCCTATACCTTTCTGCCTTTCTTTCAACCATTCAATTGTTCCTTGCATCACCTTCTCCCCTTAATATTGGCGTAGGTATAATTTACGCAGTATCTTATAATAGCAGAAAACGAAAATTCCTGATGCATAGATTTTTTCGTAAGTAGCCGTTTAATAACTGCAATTTTTTCTTTTTCATCTTTTGTTAAATAAATTGTCATTTTCTATCCTCTCAAAAAAATATGTTATATTCTGTTGTCTTATAACACAATATAACATATCAATAAATATCCACAATACCAATAAAAATCAAGGACTGATTTTTGACCTTACGTTTAATTTTTCAGGGAATAATTCGTGTTCTTTTGCATTTATTCCGTCGTAGAGTTCGCTACGGGGGATGTTAAGTTGGAATTGTATTGCAGCCTGCACACTAAACCCGAAGTATCTAATTAACTTGTCAATAGCAGATAACCAAAAAGCGTAAAAGTCCATATTGTTTTTTATCGTTAATTCTAAAAACTCTTCTCGGCTTAATTGCGATACTACGTTTTTGGTTACTTCGTTGTAGTCAATCATAGAGTTTGCAGTATAAAGGTCAATTTTATATATCCTTTCTTCTATATTAAACTTCCCCTCCGCTGTCATTTTTTTCGGGGTTAAAGTCCGCAGTCCATCGGGAGCAATAAATACCTGATGAGAAGTGATAGCGAGCGGATTCAGTGTTGGTGGCATGTATTTGAGTTTCACGGTTTCTCTCCTGTGTTTTTTTTCCAAAAAGGCACGGATGCTGGCCTGCATCCATTGTCGGGTTTCCAATTTCCTCTTGCATACATACAAATGTTGTGATGTGGACATTCAAACTCCCAACACAGTCCAGTTATTTCTTCCGGTTCGTTTAGATCGCGCTCTTTGCCGTCTTCGTTCCAGTTACCCATTACACCCTCACTTTTTTTAATATATTCATTTTGTTCAAGCCAGTTATTGATTGGTTCGCAATAACCATTTACACTTCCTTTGTTAAGGTAGTTTTCCACGATTTTTTCTGCTAATTCCATTTTGACAGCGGTGTCGTCTTCGACAAAAACCAACAAATTAAAGGGAACCCCATAATCCCGAAAATCGCTTTTAACTGTAACGACCTGCGTTTCATCAAAAAGATATGTCCGTTGTTTAGGAAGATAGCCCGAAGGCGTAATAACTTTTTTAGTTGCCATTTTTTACCTCACTTTTTTAGTTCGTTTAATTGTATAGTTTAATCTATATCCGTATGCTTTCAAAAATGCCAATCGTTCATTTATTTCCTTCTCAATTTTCACGGTGATATTAGGGTATGCTTTAGAAAATGCTGGATACTCCCGCCTCCACGCCTTTACAGGTCTGCCGCCGGTGGACAGAACCCATCCGAGTTTGAAAAGCAAATTCATCTCGTCTTTTGAGAGGTATGCTTTCAAAAACGCCGATCTTATAAACTTCTCCTGAAACTTAAAAGGAGTTCCTCCGGCTTGAATTGCTTCCACCAACTTTTGATTTTTTGCAATATTGACCGCCCCCCTTAAACGGTCAATATCACATTGTTTAGTTCCACGCCTAGGAATTACAGGCTTATTTTTTTTAATGCTCATAGTTTATCCTCTAAATGTTTATTTTTTCGATTCTGCATATTCCCTAATTTCTATCCTCCAGCAATTTTAAACCAAATTCGAGAATTTTATTAAGTGTTTCTTCAAAAACCGCCCAAGCCGCATCCCCAGCCGCCCCAGCCGCATCCCCAGCCGCCCCAGCATCCCAAGCCGCATCCCTAGCCGCCCTAGCCTTTCGCTTATTCTCCTCATTCGGATTTTCTATACAGGCTTTAGCCGCTTCGATAGCGTTTCTCGGATGTTTGTCATTAGGATATTTTTTTTCATAAATATCAATAACCTGTTCAGCAGCGAACACGGCATACGACACATACTCTTTGTACTCCATTACTCGGACAATTAGCCAGTTAGCCCATTCGAGCTTATCATTTTCAATTAGTTTGTTAACAAAGGGGATAGAGTCTAACCCAATTAGCTTATTTTCTTTCACCCATTTGTAGCCCTCTACACAGGCTCCTTTTTCCTTTAAGAATTCTGATATGATTTTCATTTGGTTTTTCCTTATAAATAGTTTGTGATTTTATTTTCTTTACAATAAACTCTAAGATCGTTTAAGATTTCAAAATACAATGATACCTTGTTTTTTGCCTCGATTTTGTTGACATAAATAGATGTGTCGTGATACTTATATTTTTTTGATATAAGCGGAAGATAAGAGGTACAATCATGTGATACGTTAAGCGAGATAAGAAGAATACCCCTTAAATATTTTTTTTCTGTTTCATCTTGCCAGACGGTAATGTTGACATCGCTAATTCCCTTTAGCAGATAATGAAAATTTGTTTTTTCTTGTTCTTTTTGAATTTCTTTTTCGGTTTTCATTTTTTATCTATAGTTTAAATTGTGAAAATAATTAGTTAAAAACTTGCTCCCTGATGCGATTGAACGCCACGCCTGGAGCGCAGGGAGTTGTAAAAATTACCCTTTTTCTTCTTCCTCCTCTTGACAACAATATTTAGCTTTTTCTTCATCGTCAAATTCTTCGTTACAAATAGGGCATTTATACATTGTTGTATATTCTTGACTATCCGACATTGCAACGCTAAAAGCAATTGGATCAATTTCTAATAACAAATCCCCTGATCCATATTTTAATCCGCACACGTCAACATCTCCAAATAATTGGTTTAAATCTTTTGCAAAATCTTCTTCTGATTCAAACCTTTCTTTTCCAAATTCGATTGCTTCTAATAATTTAGTTTTTGACATTATTTTATTCCTCATCACTGTTAAATTTTTCAAAAAGTCTTTTCATATCCGAGTTTGACCATAGATAAAAACCACATATATACTCGATATCTAATTTTTTTGCTATCCACATAGCAATATGCGAAAAAACTATAAATTCAATTTTGTTAAACATTATTTTATTCCTTATCTTATTTTATAAATTTTGTCTGCTAATATCAGCAAAAAGCAACACAATGCAGGCGTAAACAGAAATATTCCGTTCCAAACATCGCCACGCAGCCATGCCATGCCGGTGAAACATGCCGATAAAAATATAATAAACTTTATCATATAATTAGTCCTGTATCAGTTCGTCAAGTTTTTTTCTTATTATTTCCGTGCTTATCATTCCGTCTTTTTCATCTAATTCAAACAACAACGCAAGTTCTTTTTTCCATGTTTCTACTGCTCTAACGGCGCACTCATAACCATCTGCAAAAAGTAAATTTTCGTGTGTGTCCAGTTTTTCGTAAATTTCTTTGTCATCGCAATAGATATAATCAATTAGAAATTTATTTTTCCTTAGTCCAAAGACTTTTCTTGCCTGAATGTCAAAATCTTTTTTCTCTTTTTCTTCTGCGGTTTTACGCAATTGGTTTAGTGTCATTTTATTATCTCCGTTATAATTAGTTAAATAGTTGCTTGATACATTGCCCCGGTTCACAATCGAATGCCACGCCATAAGCGACCGGAGAGGGGTTAATTCAGGATTATAGTTATATCCTTATAGTAAAAATCTTGCCCGCCGATGTTGTCGGCAAGCCACTTCATCATCTTTATCATGTCCGGCTTGTAGTATATGCCAAAAAACGTGCCGTTACAGAATAACATTGCCATATTATAGCCCCTTTAGTTTAACGTGGAAACAATTCAAAATCTGAATCTCTAAAAGATAAATGTAATAGTTCAGAATGTTCAATATATTCTTCAAACAATTCTTTATCTTTTATCGAATCGTTGTTATATCCGTATTCACTGCAAAAATCATCAAAATCTTTCGGCTGATACGCATAATTTGACATATCGGCGAAAACATTATAGGCAATGTTATCAATTACCTTTTGCCATTCTGCCGGATATTTATACCTTTTTTCATACTTTTCAGTGTTTACATGTGATTCAAAAAAATCAAACCCAATACCTTCATTCATCACATCAATTTGAATATCAATTTTCAATGATTTTAAACCATCTTTCCATTTATTACTGATAACATTATCGACCTTAAAGAACAATGAAATTGCCCTTTCTTCAATCAAGCTTTTCATTTCTTCCGGCTTCTCGCAATATTCGAAAAACAAATCATTAAATATTGCTTTGGTGTAACCTTTTTTAATAAGATTGTTTTCTCTTGCTTCTTTTTTTTCCATGAATGTCATTTTCTTATTTCCTTATGTTAGATTATAAAATTAGTTAGTTGAAATTGAGCCTTGCAACGGTAACGAGCCGGATGATTCGTTTCGCAAGGCTTATATTTTATATTTTCCCACACATAGCTATTAGCATTATGCCAAGCAGTGCGAAAATCGGGGAAAATAGAATAAGTTTAATTAGGTTTTTCATTATATCACCTTATAAGTTATTTAATGTTTTCTTACCCCAGTATTTTTTAATGTTTGTTCGCATCTCTTTTTCGTTAGGTTCATACCGCATGTAATTTTGAGCGGTCAGGCTGTCAAGTGCGAAGGTTTGCATAGTTACTGGGTTATACATGCAAGCCTCCCCTTTCTTTATTGCTTTTCCAGTAACAGCAAACAGTTCAAAAATATTTGACGATTCTAATTCAGCTATAGCTATATCAGCCGCCTTGAATTGTTTTTCTAATTCTTTAATAGAGTTCCGTATGCCCGCTAAATCTTTTTCAAGATTGCTTTTAAGTTCGTCGGATTGTTTCCTTAGCTTTTCGCAGCTGTTTAATAATTCGCCTATTGTCATTATTTTAGTCCTTATTTTGTTGGTCGTTATTATATTCAATAGTTATCGGCTTTACTTGCACGCCCCATATCTTTTGTAGCGATTTAAAGCTAATACCTAAATCTGCCATAAGGCCCATGTATTTTTGTATGCTTTTTTTCTTTGTATATGATATTGTTTGAGACATTACGTCTCCGGCTGAGTTAATAACCGCATATCTTTTTAGTCTCATTTTAATTCGTCCTTTGCCTTATTCATTAAGTTCAATCGCATTCCTGTTTTGCCTTGCTGTATGCTGCAATGATCAGAGACTTGCTCCATTATGCCATTATTCCAAAACTCTTTATCGTCTATGTCGTCAATCCATACTGTACCCTTGTCCGCTAACTTTTGTAGCTTCCATGACGCTCTGATTAAACCTTTTTTCTTGCAATCTGCAGCAATTGCCTTAATTTGCTCTTTCATCTTCGTAATCCTTATGTTTTGTTTTAATTTCTATTAATTATTTTCAGAGTATTCTTTTGTTTTTTTTTCAAATTCCTCTTTGTCAAGCGCTTCAAAAATTTCAGACGTTCTATACAAGTTTCCAGCAACCTCAACATCACCGTATATTTCATCAAGAAAATTCCGATATTCTTGTTTTTGTTCTTTCGTTAACACATCATCCTCATTTTTTATCTTCTTTTTCATCGTTTTATTCCTTATTATTTGTTGTTTATGGTTTACTTCGTTATACATATATATCCAAACTACGTGCCAAACTATTCACTTCTATATTTTACATATGTTTAGCCCATATTACACTATTGTTGTGTGTACACAAAACCATACACCATACACGTTTATTATTACAAAAATGAATAAATAAATACTTGTTATTATACATCATTCTACAAAAGTGGACAATATAAATCTATATATTTCAATACTATTCTACAAAAGTGGACACTTTTATCCGTTTTCGTCAATGTTTTGACTGTTATGGCTAATAATATCCACGTCTAGCAGGCGCAAGGTTGGATTATTATTGTAGTATTAGTATTATAGCATTGCCCTGTATTAGTCCTATCCTGCTCTATTCGTTATTGCTTACAGTTCTATTAGCGCATCGCTTGTCTTATCTATTATAGCCAGTCAACACACTCATACTGCATTAACGCAATGATACGTTGCCTATGTGCAATGAGCAGATAAAGACTATTCATAGAGTTTAATAGAGCATACCTAATCAATAGTCTGGTGTTCTTACTCAATAGCAATAAGATAACACACTAATATCATCAATCAAACCCCGTTTTTCAATATAATTATTTTAAAATAAGTTTTCTTACTATAAAGTAAGAATGAAGGCTATAGAATACGCAAACGCTATTGATAAGTGTTGAGTTTCTCTACAATATTGAGTGTATTTGGTGTTGAATTGTTCTACAATAGTCCGTTGCATCAACACAATATTATTATATGCACTGCCCAAAGCGAGCCAAAAAGGGCATTTATAATAGACATAACATGTATTATGTCAAGTAGAAAAAAGAATTCTTTTCTGGGAGAGGGTAAGATAGAGGGGGGAAAGCCGCTGTAGAAAAAAAATATACATATATACCAACACATGTAGCTAGCCCGCAAAAATCGGGCAAAAGGGTTGTTTTTTATTACTTTCGAGTAATACTTTTCAATCAGGATATTTTCTAAATTCCAATATTAGTGAATCCAAGCAATCTTTAGCTATTTTCTTTTCCTCCTCAATACGTTTATCTATCGCCTGATTCACCTGATTGAGTATAATTTCCTTATGTTCCCATGATAGCTGAGGGTCGAACAAAAAACTGTCGATAAATTCATCAACTGTCATATTTTTAGCTATTTGCGCTCTTCTAATCTTTGTTGGCATAACATTCTCCATTGTCAATAATTCGGATATCAAAGTCTGGAGATACCCATTTTTCTCCTGTAATTAAGATTATCTCAAAATCATTTGCATAATCTTTTGAAATGTCCGTTTCGATTGTTCTAAATTCTTTAATTTTATCAATATATGTATATCTGCTTGTTAGATGCCACGAATCAAGCATCCTACGGATAAAATATTGTGGTTCTATTAGTTTATTTTCCATTATTTTCTCCTTTTAGTCATAGGGAATTTATTGGTATCGTAATAAACAACCTTTGGTGCTGTCATTTCTGGTATTGACCGGTGGTATTTGTGGCAATATTCATCGATTAGGGTTTGGATCTCCTGTTCGGAATATTTAGATTTACCGGACCAGAAGTGGTCGCTGCAAATCTTATCTGCGATATACTGCTTACAGTCTTTATCCTTGACCATACGGTTGATGATGTCGCCTGTTTGTTTAAGATGTCGGTTCATATTACATTTCCTAGTATTCTAAATGATAAATTTGGGTTAATTCTCATAG